AATACAAGGCACTGGCGAAAGCCCGTGATATGCAGACTAACGTTGCCGAGTTCTTTGGTGACGGTCGTAAGACCGTCAACATGGTCCTCGGTACTGCTAAACGCCTTGGCAGCGCCTACCGTGATTTTCTTCACGGCAGGTTCTCAAAAGCTGCGAAGAGCCTTGGCATCAAGAAACCGGCAGGTACTGCGGCTAACCATTGGTTGGAATATACCTATGGGTGGAGCCCTCTCCTGTCTGATGCACACGCTCTGGCTGAGAAAGCTGCTCAGCAAATTGGCCTTGGAGGCAGACCCCCCCGCTTTACGGCTACGGGGAAAGCCTGGATCGGTAAGAGTTTCCTCGAAAAGAATCCGAATGCCTATGTAGATTACCATAATGGGCTTATCGGGTATACTTGGCGAGGCAACTATAAGGCCACTGCACGCGCTGGGTTGCTCTGCGAGATTGAATACTCGTGGTCGCAACTCTTCGCATCGCTCGGGCTGGGCCTTACTGACCCGCTCGTGCTTGCTTGGGAGTTGACACCATTCAGCTTCGTCTTCGATTGGTTTATCGATGTCGGCAGCTGGCTGGAACAAGCATCTTCCTTGCAGGGTGTCAAAGTGCTTACTGGGTTTACGTCCCTTGAGCGCATGTCTTATGGACTTGCTATCTCGGGAAATAAAACTTACGACAATTGGACTCTAACCGGTCCTCCAGTCGTTTCACAGTATGCGCATAGACACTACAGTCGTAATCCGTGGACAGGTGGTTACCTCAGATTCCGCATGCCTTTAATCGATGGCCTTAAAGCCGGTCGATTAGTTACGACTGCATCTCTGTGGCGACAGCGCTGTCGTGGGGACAGACTTCCTGGGCGTTACAACCCATGAACGAATTTTCCTGCGATTTAGTGCATATGACATTCTACTGGTTTCTTCAGTGGGTGTTGTGTGTCCTGTTTCCTACACTTTTCAACCAAGCACCACTTTACTTCTGTTAGGAGTACCAATATGCCTTCAATGGCATCCATTTCCCTCAACAATTTTGCCGGAACTCCAGTATCCTACGGGGTACTGTCGATCGAAGGCAACGTTGGGACCTGGGCTGATGTCTCGCAAGGGACGCCGGGCGGTTTTCGCACGGTTACCGAGCAAGTCAAAAGGCCTCAGGATCCGACCAAGGGAATTACGCGTGTCGTATTCCGGCTCGCGCGACCGTACGTCAATACGACGACAGGTCAGGTGGACTACATCCTCCGGGCTAACACGGAAGTGTTGATCCCCGTTCAATCGTCATTGACCGAACGGCAAGAGCTTTATGCTGCGCTGAAGAACTTTATGGCGCATGCTAACGCTCAAGCCGCCGTCAAGGACGTTGAAGGGGTGTATTAACCCTTATCCTGAGCAGAAAACACAGATGAAGATTTTTAAGATCTTGAACTGGGTTGTAAAGCTCGGGTCCGTTTTGTTAATGGCTTGTAGGCCAAAACGAAAGGACGTGTTAAATGCAAAGCTCGATGCGAAATCGGCTTCGCAACCTCGAGGCTCTCGCAAGAAAGCCTCTGCGTGATGACGGATTCCCTGTCATTACCGAAGTTGCCCAAAAGGTGTGGGAAAGCCTCAACACTCCACTCAGCCTCGGTCTTTCCATTCTGGCTCGAAACGGCCAGTGGAAGGATGTTGTCTCTCAGGAATACAACCCTGGAAGATATCTTGAGACTGAACTGGAAACTGCTCGCGACGACTACCAAGCCGTCGCGCTCCTGCGTAAGTTCCCACTAGAAATAGAGGGAATTGACCGCAAGGGCACCGCTCTCAAAAAGTTTCTTGAGGCGGAAGAGCAGTGTCGCTCAACTAACGCTAGATTCCGTTCAATGAGAGAGGGGAAAACCAATCCCCTTGTTGAGCCAGTGTTACTATTGGCTCAGCAGAAAATCTCTCGTTGGCTCGGAGATGCACCTAGTGCAAAGAGTTGGGCGGCCCGTTGTCGTTTTGGACCGGGAGCGGATAACCTGAATAAAGGAAACCGCGTAGGTCCATACCACAAACTGTCTCGAATCTCGGCGACAGCCGACTTTGCAGACAGTGCGCAGGCATTGGTGCGAGACCACCCTGCGTGGGCTAAGGCGATCGCTGGTAACCCCATAGAAACTGAGGATGAAAATTCTCAGGTGACTTTTATCTATGGGTTGATCCCAGTGGACGTTGCAGCCGGCAACAAAGTTACGTTTGTACCGAAAAGCGCCTTGACCGATCGTTCTATTGCGATCGAGCCGCAGATGAATATCTTCGCCCAGCTCGGGCTTGGTAGTCTTCTGCGGTCCCGCCTTAAAAGGGCGGGGCTTGACCTTGATGATCAGGGCCCTAATCAGGTCCTGGCTCAGAAAGGAAGCGTAGACGGTACGGTTGCCACCATCGACCTCAGTATGGCTAGTGATACTTTAGCCCGTGAGGTCGTCCGAGAGCTTCTGCCGGAAGAGTGGTATTTCTCACTCGACCTGTGTCGCTCTAAGAACGGGAC